GCCAAGTACCAAAACCTTTTCTGATCGTTGTTTAATTTAGGTTGGTTTGGATATAAATTATCCATCATTTGATAAAATCTTGTTAAATCATCATTTTCCATTGTACTTTCCTCTCGATATATGATATTAATTTAATTTTTTCTTTACAAGTATTTAATTACTTGTTTCTTTGTTTTGTTTTTGTTTGTTTTTATTACAAACCTAAATAAAACCACTTACTGATAATAACACTATCATATATCTTTACAATAGTACAAATATTTCATATAATATCTCTATATAGTAAATGGAGAATAAATAATGAAAGAACTTACATATAAAGAGGTATACGATACTCTTTCTGTAATTGATCTAACAGGTAAAACTGAAGTAAAGAATGGTTTTACTTACCTAGCCAATGCTCATGGTATCGCTATCATGAATGAGCATTACCCACAACATCATGTTACATGGGGTATGCCAAAAACCTTTGAAGATGGTACAGTAGAAATCTATTGCAAGGTTACTATTGATAATCTTTATAAAGAGATTTGGTATCCTGTGACTAACTATGCCAATAAACCAATACCTAATCCAAACTGTTTCGATATGAATAGTGCGAAAATGAGAGCATTGATGAAATGTTTTGCTCTTGGTTTTGGTTTGGGTATCCAGATATTTAAGAATGGAGAGACTAGACCAGAGGGTGTTGAGCCAGAAATCAAAGATAAAGCTATTAAAAAGATAGCTAATTCAAAAGATAAGGCAAAAGCAGTAGAAAAAGCAATCAAAAATGGAGAGGTAAATGACAGCACAGATGAAATCGAACTCGGACTTGCAATTGAAAAGATACAATCTGCGTAGCTCATCAGCTATGAACTATTGTTTTGGTTTGTATACTAAGCGATCTAAAATGCTTGAAAATGATTTAAATGGTGTTGTCGAGCCCATAGATTCATTTCTACAAAAGTATGTGGATTTTGGTAACAAACATGAAAAATCTGGTGTAGCCAAGTGGATTCTCATGAACAAGAAAATGCCACAAGATATACTAGATAACCAAAAGAACTATGTAATTGAAAATTTCCTAAACCTAAAGGGAGATACAGTCGTTGATTTAAGCTGTACTCCAGACGGAATCTCAGGAGATACATTGTTGGAAATAAAATGTGGAAAACTAGGGGAAAGACCATATACCTCTAAAGAAATCACAAGATATTATCCACAAATCTACCTACAACAGTATATTTTAAACAGTTTAGGGGTGGAAATTAACAAGACACACTTAGTCTCTTGGTCTTTAAATGGCACTAGAGTATGGGAATTTAAGCGAAATGTAGAGTTTGAAATCTTTATGCTCAGTCTCTTAGAAGAATATTCTATGGCACTTCTAGGTCAGGGAGAACTCAGAGATAAGCCAGATAGGTACACAGGCGACTATGATATTAAATTAATCTATGGAGATGAATAATGGTAGAAAAAAAAGATAAGAAGTTTAGTGAGGGTTTGTATTTTAATGAATCAGACAAAGATTTTATTGAAATGAGAATCGGAATTAACAAGAAACAGTTAGCAGTATGGCTAAAAAAAGAGTTAGGCAATCCTAATGAATGGATAAATATAGATGTTAAAAGATCAAGCAGTAATCCAAGCAAACTCTATGGAGAAGTAAATACATTCAATCCAAAAGACAAGCTAGGTAGCCAAGATAGAAAAAATATTGATGATATTGAGGCAATATTTAACGACAAAACAGATGTACCATTCTAGGAGAGAAATATGGAAAAAAAACAATCATGGGCACAGAAAAATCCAGAAAGGATAAAAGAACACAAGAAACGATATTATCAAAAAAATTTGGAAGAAAGCAAACTTAGATCAAAACGACAAAATTTGAGGGGTAAAATTAGTTACGCAATCCTGACAAATGAGCAAAGGAAAAAAGTTGATTCTGAGGTAGAAAAGCTATTGACATAATCATATATATCATGTTTATAATGGTTACAGTTTAGTTAGAGGGTAACTAAACGAGATGTTATAAAGGTAGATAGGTAATAGCATACAAACTAATTGGGCGATCAGTATGCAGAATACACCCAAACCTATCTGCCAGAGAGGATAAGTAAATGAGCAAAGAATATACATTTGAGACACTAGAAGATTTAGAAAAAATGGGCTTTTCTGAGCAACAGGTTATAGAAATAATAAATGTTTTTTATAAGAATAGAAAAGAGTTTGCAAAAATGCTTAATTTATTCAACGAAGAACATGGCATTAAAGAATCAATGAAAATAGTTTCAGAAGACAAGATAACAGTAAATTGAGAGAGGATAAGTAAATGAAAGTAAAAGACTTAATTAAAGAACTTAAACAGTATAACTTAGAATCCCCTGTTTTATTTAATGATGCTATTAAGAATGAACTACATGAGTTAGTAGTCATGGGATATAACCCTGATGAATTGGATTATCAAAATAATAAGACAGAAAATACTATAGTCGAGATAGAAATAGATGAGAGAGATAGGAAATGAGTAGAGAAAATACGAAAAATGTATTGGAAGACATCTATGACACTATTATGAAAAATAATCATAAAGTAAGAGATTTTACGAAATATGATAATTCATATATAGATTTAGATAAAAAAGAAATACATATTGGAAAAAAATATATTATTTCAATAAGTGAGACAAAACCAGAAAAACCAAAAAAACCAAAAACAACACAAGAACACTTTGATGAATGTTTAAGACATTGGAGTAGACATGGGTAAAGGCAGTAAACAACGACCAACCAACATTAAAAACTTTAGTGAGGGTTACGATAGAATATTTAACAAGAGAGAGGAAAAGATGAGTAAACAATACATATACGAGGCAAGTGAACAAACTGTTGATGTTAGATCGTGGACTATTAAAAGCGACAGACAATTAACAGAAGATGAAGTAACAGATATCTATCAAGATTCGCAGATAGATGATGTGGGAAAAGAACAAGAATATTCAACAGGTATAACAGTAACTTTTGAGGGTACTGAATATGGCGATGATGCAATACCAGATGTTCAGGGCGATTTTAAGGAAGAATAAATGGGATACAAGAACGAGTTTTTAGAGCAACACCAAGATAAAATAAACGAGGAATGGGTTTGTTATTGTAACGAGATCAATTCAACCAGACATAAATATGGCTTAGATTCTAAGGTGTTTACACCAAGCGATAAAGAAAGATTCGCCATAGCATATATAGAAAGCCATATAATTTAGTTTCCTCATGAATGGACATGGAAGTCCATTTAATCCTAGTCGTTCATTCAATCAGTCAGTCATTCAATCCAAGAAGTAATCCAAGATGTCATTCAATCTATCTAGCATAATTCAATCTAAAAATCATTAGAATTAAATAATAATCAATTAATTCAGTAGATAAAAATAAATGATATATGTGTTTTATTTTGTGGTTAACTTATGATAATGTTAAGGCATGAATAAAAACAATATCTTTTCAGGTGGTGAAGAAAAACCTGACAACATAGACAATGTAATATATAAAATGCTAACAGAAAATACAGGGATACATATGTTAGATAGTGGTGGTAAAGATGGAAGAGCATGGCAACGTAACCAGAAAAGAACACTAAAAGACTTTCAGAATGATAAATATATATCTTATGAAGATGATTATCCTGAAAAATCTTTATTTCATCATTTAACTGAATCATGCAAATACTTACCAGATGAAAATAAAAAGCTTACAGATTGGATAAATGAAGATAAATATCATTATATGGACAATCCAGAGGGTAGGGAAAATTCTTGGAATGATGTAGAACAATTTATGAATAAATTTATATATCCAGATAGTAAAATTAATTGTCATTATACATATAATGAAGAAACTGCATTATCTCAGGATATTCAATTTTTATATGCTGACGACATTTATGATAATGATATTATTGCATTATCAATTCATAATGGTGCTGACGCTAGAGGTGGATTGACTGACTATAAATTTTTTAAGGTTGATTGGGATATGTTTCTTAATTATTCACTTGATTACTATAAAGACGCAAGGTAAATCAGCATGACTATATTTGACATATTAAAAGCGTTTACAGGTGCAATTATTGGAATATGTATTTTATATTGCATGATGATTGTACTTGTACAAATAGATATATTATTAAACTTTTAAGAGGGTTAAACAATGAAACAAAGCAAAGCAACACAATTATTAAAAGAGTTAAAGTCCAGAAAAATGTCTTATAAAGAAATGCAAAACTTCCTTTATAATGTCGGCAAAGATCTTAAAGACAAAGCACCTCAAGGTTATTGGAGTACAAATTTAAGCAATTTAAATCATTCAAAAGGAGTAATCGCAAAAGGAAAAGATAATCTTTACACTATAACCAAACAAGGAATAAAGAATATCGAAACTCCATTTGCTACTGATTGGAAACAAGAACATGAAAACTTACTAAGTAGGCATAAATATTTATATCAAAAATATATTGATACAGTTAGGAAGTTAGAAAAGATACAAAAAGTCATTGATGATGAGTATTAATATAAGATATTCAAGGCATAAAAAAAGCCACCGATTAAGGTGGCTTTTCTATTGATTGTTTTAAGCGTATTTGTGGGTATAACCATTACGAAGTTCATCTAATGTAACTTCTGTTAATCTAATAACTGTATAAGTAACATTTTTTCTCTTTTCAGAATCGCCCAAATGCATTGCATAAGAATTAGCTGAATCTAAAGAGTTAAAACATTCATCATTTACAACAGTAAATGAATCCTTTTGTGTATCGTATTTTGATCTTTTTATTATTAAGTACATATATCCTCTCAATGTTTATTAATTGATATCAATATATATGATTATTTTAATATTGTCTATGTTTTGTTTACCAAATAAAAATATACGCCTATTTTTAGCAGATATGAGACAGTCAGAAATCGCCAAAAGACAAGCAAGGGCTTAATCTTCTATATAGTAGTATAGATAAAGGGTTTTATTATTGGTTATTTGTTTTATAGGTGGTTTTTAGATATTACTCTTATTTAAAAATAAACGTTCCTATTCGCACACTATACGCTCAAAATAAATCATAAATAATTATCTGGTATCTATCTATCAAAAAATATTTATCTATCCATAAAAGGCATTGTAGAGCGTTTTATAAGTGTGTTATGTGTGTGCGATAATCAGAGAACAGGCACACCCCCACGCGTTGGCACTAATTATTGTGTAGTCCCCTGCATATTCTCTTGGGGAAATATAAGTGTATATACGATATGTTGTATATAGATCACAGATGTAATACAATGACTAAAAACAATAGGAGACAATACTATGCAAGACAAGACAAGAGACTTATCAATATCAAAAGTCTATAGAATGAAAGACTTATACAATGTTACTAGTGCAAAACCATCAACGATCTATACCTGGATTAGGCAGGGTAAATTCCCTAAACCTAAGAAGATGAATCGTATTTCGGTGTGGAGTAAAGATGTTATTGACAACTGGATGGAAGAAAAACTACAATCGTAGTGTTTCGTCATAGTGGTTGGGGTAAAGCTACTTGCCCCAACTAAAACACAAGATGTGCTAATTCAATCTAACAAAAACACAAGATGTAGTTGTATTTAGAAAAAAAATCATTACAATAGGTGGTGGATAACTATGTCTACAGATACACAAAGAATAGATGAGATCATATCCACTCTTAAGACTCGCCAACAGACCAATAGACTCAACTACTACGAACCTTATCAGTTTCAACAAAGATTCCATGATAGTGGTCGTGAAGCTAATCAAAGGTTGTTGATGGCTGCAAACAGGGTGGGAAAGTCCTATGTAGGGGCTATGGAGATGGCTATCCATCTTACAGGTGAGTACCCTAGTTGGTGGAAAGGAAAAAGGTTTAAAGAGCCAATAAGAGCATGGGTATGTGGTGCTAGTAATGAAACCACACGTGATATCTGTCAAAGAGAATTATTTGGGCAACCAGACAACCCGAGAGATAAAGGGAAAGGATCAATTCCTAAACATCTCATTGGAGAAACTACAAGGAAACCTGGAGTGCCAAACGCACATTCATCCGTCCTTGTTAAACATACATCAGGTGGGTGGTCTCGTGTTGCCTTTAAAGCATATGAAATGGGTGCTGAAAAATTTATGGGGGAGAGTATCGATCTAGTATGGCTAGATGAAGAACCACCACAAGACATCTATTCACAATGTATTACTCGTACCCTAGACAA